AGCAGCTAGTGGAGAAACAGATCCTTTTTACGGTAACGTAACTGTAGCAACTGTAGCAGGAACTCGATGGTACACACTTAAATCAGGAAGCTCTAGTATAACTACAGACTATTCTTCTATAGATTGGGATGATTTTTATATTACAACAATAGGAGTATCAGGTGAATCAGCTCCTTTTGTTTCCAGAGGATTAAAGTTTATGTCTTTGTCAGATTGGAGAAGATATAGAAGAGACAGAGAAAACGCAGATGATGCAGATACTCAGAATCACGGAGAACCTCGTTATATTATACGCAGTCCAGATCATCGTAAGTTTGGACTTAGTCCTATACCAGATAAAGTATATAACGTACACTTTTATGCTTTTGCTAAACCAACTGCTCTTTCAGCACATGGCGATGCTATTGTTCTTCCTGATCAGTATTCACCTGTTATATTAGCTAGAACACGTTATTATGTTCATCAGTTTAAAGAAAACTTACAACAAGCAGCTTTTGCATTAGATGATTACAAAAAAGGTATGAAATACATGAAATCTAATCTTATTAATCCTCAACCAAAAAGCATGACAGACGATAGGATTTATTTCTGATGGCAGCTTCACAACCATTTTCAGTTGCGTTGCAAGGGGGTTTAGATAAGTCTAGCAACTCTTTAGAACTTTTACAAACTCCAGGAAAAGCAACAAGATTAAAAAACTTTGAAGTCTCTACAAAGGGTGGATACAGACGCATTAACGGTTATTCTCAGTTAGGAGATGGAACAAGACCTAATAGCTCTAATGAAATATTAGGACTACATGTGTACGCTGATGGAGTTATTGCTACTTCAGGAACTAATATATATTTTAGCCAAGATGGTAATAGTTGGTTACAAATAAATAGAGCAAGTGTTGCAGGCGGAGGAGATAACTACAGTACCTTTACAGGTCGTAGTGCTTCTGCAAGAACTTCACAAAGTAAAACACACTTTGCTACTTTTGAAGGAAATACAATATATGGTGAAGTAATTATTACTGACGAAGGATCTGGAGTAAAACCTTTTTATTTTAAAATGACAGGTACAGATTCTGATATAACAAACAGAACTTTTTTTGCAAAAGAAATAACAGTAAGTGGAACACATTATCCAAAATATTGTGTAATACACGATAAACATTTAGTAGTTGCAGGAGCAGCTACAGCTTTAAATACTATATTTTATAGTGGCACAAGTGACATAGATGATTTTACTTCTACAGGATCTGGCAGTATTGTACTGGATGATCAAGTAGTAGGACTTAAATCTTTCCGTAATGAACTATTTATATTTTGTAAAAACTCTATATACAAACTACAGAATATAAATAATTCAAGTACGATAGCTATTGTACCAGTTACTAAAAACGTAGGATGTGTAGATGGTAAGACTATACAGGAATTTGCAGGTGACTTAATCTTCTTAGCTCCTGATGGTTTTAGAACTATTGCAGGTACAGCAAGAATTGGTGATGTTGAGTTAGGAACTATTAGTAAATCTATACAACCTGTTATAAATGATATTTTTAGTAGTACAATTACTTCTGAATATAGTAGTGTAGTGCTTAGAGATAAGTCACAATACAGACTTTATTATAGTGCTTCAAATGCTTCAACAACTAATTCAAAAGGAATTATAGGAACTCTTACAGCTAGAGGTTTTGAATGGGCTGAAGTACAAGGAATACAAGCTCCTGCAGTAGCTTCTGGATTTAATTATTCAGGAAAAGAAAAAATATATCATGGAGACAGAGATGGATATATCTACAACCATGATACAGGAAATAGTTTTAATCCTGCAGGAACTGAAACAAATGTAGACGCAGAGTACCAATCACCTGATTATGATTATGGAGACTTTGGAACTTTAAAGACTTTAGATCATGTTAAAGTTTCTGTATTTCCAGAAGGATCTGTAGAGCCAACACTTAGAGTTAGGTTTGACTATGACAGTACAGACAGGCTTCAACCAACAGATGTAGGAATAATATCAGCAACTCCTTCTATATTTGGAGATTCATCAGCAGTATTTGGTACAAGTACTTTTGGTGCGCCAGAACAACCTTTAGTAAGAGCTACATTAACAGGAAGCGGACACAGTAACTTCTTTAAAATATTTAGTAATGATACAAATGCTCCTTACACAATAAATGGCTTATACATAAATTACAGACCATCGGGAAGACAATAACAACAAAGAGAGAATTAAATTATGGCTCAGACATATACCAGACAAAGTTCAATAGCAGATGGCGATACAATAACTGCTGCACTTTTTAACAACGAATACAATCAACTTTTAAATGCTTTTAGTTACTCTTCAAGTAGTGCATCATCTACAGGACACAGACACGATGGTACTGCTGGACAAGGTGGTAACGTACATACTATTGGTGATTTAGACTTCCTTAATAAAATTGTTGTTGATAGTACTAATAATAGATGGGGTGTCTTTGTTGAAGTATCTAGTGCTGCCGTAGAACAAATAAGAATACAAGACGGAGCAATAGTACCTGTAACAGATAATGATATAGATTTAGGTACAAGTTCTTTAGAGTTTAAAGATGCATACTTTGATGGTACAGTAACTACGGATGCTTTAGTAGCTGATACAGCAGATATAAACGGTGGTACAGTAGACGGAGCTACGGTTGGAGCTAACTCAGCTAGTTCAGGTGCTTTTACAACTATAACAGCTAGTAGCTCTATTACAGGCTCTGGTACAGTACAAGGAACAACAATTACGGCTACTACTGCTTTTGTACCTGATGCTTCTGACGGTGCTGCATTAGGAACAAGTTCTTTAGAATTTTCAGATTTATTCCTTGCCGATGGAGCAGTAATAAATTTTGGAGATGATCAAGATGTTTCCCTAACACATGTTGCTGATACAGGACTGCTTCTTAATAGCACAATGGCTTTACAGTTTAATGATGCTTCACAGTATATTAATGCTCCAAGTGCTACAGTATTAGATATTAACGCTACAGATGAAATTGAACTTAATGCTACTTTAGTGGATATAAACGCTAATGTTGAAGTTTCAGGAACATTAACAGTAGCAGGCGCAGTAGACTTTGGAGATGCTGCATTAAGCAACGTAGGTGCAGTACAGCTTGATAGTATTGCAGGTGACGGAGATACTAATACTTCAATTACATTTAGTGGATCAGATGTAATAACTATTGCAGCAGGAGGAGACAATCAAGTTACATTTACTAACGGAGCTATTGTACCTTCAACAGATAACGACATAGATTTAGGAACAAGCTCAACAGAGTTTAAAGATGCTTACTTTGATGGCACAGTTACTACAGACGCTTTAGTTGCAGATACTGCAGACATTAATGGAGGTACTGTTGATGGTGCTATTATTGGTGGTGCAAGTGCTGCAGCTATTACAGGTACTGCTATTACTGGTACAAGTTTTGTAATTGGAAGTGCTGATATAAATGAAGCAGAACTAGAAACTATTGATGGAGTTACTGCAGGAACTGTAGCAGCTTCAAAAGCTGTAGTTGTCGATTCTAATAAAGACATTGGAAGTTTCCGTAACATTACTCTTACAGGAGAACTTGATGCAGCTACATTAGACATTAGTGGTGACGCAGATATAGATGGTACTTTAGAAGCTGATGCAATTACTATTGGTGGTGTAACTTTAGCAGAAACAATTAGTGATACTGTAGGTGCTATGGTAACAAGTAATACTGAATCAGGTATTACAGTAGCTTATCAAGACGCAGACAATACTTTAGACTTTACAATCGGTACTCTTAACCAAGACACAACTGGTACAGCAGCGGTAGCTACAACTGTTACTATTACAGATAACGAAAGCACAAACGAAAATAATGCTATTGTCTTTACAGCAGGTGGAGACTTAGACGGTGGTAACTTAGGTTTAGAATCAGATGGTGATTTAAAATATAATCCAAGTACAGGAACTCTTTCTGCAACTAACATTTCAGTTAGTGGTACATTTAGTACAGTAAACTCTGTTACAATGAACGCTAACAACGCAGTAGTTTTTGAAGGATCTACAGCAGATGCACACGAAACTACACTTTCAAGTATAGATGCTACAGGTGATAGAACAATAAATCTTCCTAATGTATCAGGTACGCTTCCAGTATTAGCGGCTGCATCAGCTACTCAAATTAGTTCAACACCAGAAGAACTTAATATACTCGATGGAGCTACCGTAGTTGTTGGAGAAATAAACGCACTAGACTTAGGTTCTACAGCAGTCGGAACAGCTATTGCTTCTAAAGCAGTTATACTAGACTCTAACAAAGATTACACAGGTATTAGGAACTTAACTATTACAGGTGAGCTAGATGGTGCAACTTTAGATATTTCAGGAGATGCAGACATTGATGGAACTTTAGAAACTGATGCACTAACTATTAATGGTTCAGCATTAAATTATAAAGCTTTTGGTACTGCTTCAATTATGCTTGGAGACAATGCTACAGGAACTATTGATGCTGCTGACAACAATACTGGTGTAGGTGTTGATATTTTTGCAGCTTTAACATCTGGTGATGATAACGTAGTAGTCGGTAAATCAGCTATGACTGCTAACACAACAGGTTCAGGAAACGTAGCTGCTGGTAAAGATGCTATGATTGCTAATACAACTGGTAATGAAAATGTTGGTATTGGACTAGATGCTTTAACAGCAAACACGACAGGTGATAACAACATAGGTATTGGTGCTTATGCTTTATTAGCTAATACTACTGCTGGTAACAACATAGGTATTGGATTTGAAGCTTTAAAAACTGTAACAACAGGAACAGCTAATGTTGCGGTAGGCTTTCAAGCATTAAAAACTAATGCTGGTGGTAATAATACAGCACTTGGAAACGAGGCAATGGAAGCTAATACAACAGGAGCTGACAACACAGCAGTTGGTCAAGGCGCATTGGAAGCAAATACAACAGCTTCTAACAATACAGGTCTCGGTAAACAAGCTCTAGCAGCAAACACTACAGGTACTGAAAACTCAGCAGTCGGATCAGGTTCTTTAAGAACAAATACTACTGGAGATAATAATACTGCATTTGGTTATGAATGTTTAAGATTAGCTACTACATCAAGTAACAATACTGCAATGGGACATTATGCTTTAGGAGCAAACACGACAGGAGAAAAAAACACAGGAGTAGGAGCTACTGCTGGTGATGCAATAACTACAGGAGCAGCAAATACTACTATGGGTTTTGAGTCTTTAACTACTCTGACTACAGGATCAAACAACGTAGCGATTGGAGAACAAGCATTAGCAGCATGTACAACTGGTGGAAACAACACAGCAGTTGGTCGTAAAGCTTTAAAAGCAGTAACTACTGGAGGTAGTAATGATGCTTTTGGTTTGGATTGCGCTGACAATCTTACTACAGGCTCATCTAATACATTAATTGGTAATGGCATCACTACAGCATCGGCAGGCACTAGTAATGCTAATGGTTTTGGATTAGGTCTTTCGTGCGCAGACAACTACACAACTATAGGTCAAAATACTGCTGATATTCGGACAGCACACGGAAGTACAGAATGGGGTACTGTTTCAGACGAAAGAGTTAAGAAAGATATTCAAGACTCTACTGTAGGTTTAGCCTTTATTAATGATCTTAGACCAGTAACTTTTAATTACAAGAACAAAGGTGATCTACCTGAAAACTTTAGAGGTTATGAAGAAAACTCTACAGAAGTTTATAAAAATCCTAAAACTCAACACGGCTTTATAGCTCAAGAAGTTAAAGCAGCTATTGATAAACACAGCGATATTAAAGATGGTTTTAATATGTGGGATGATGATGATCCTGCTGGACAACAAAGAGTTGCTGAAACATCCGTTATACCAATATTAGTAAAAGCAGTACAAGAACTCTCAGCACAAGTTGAAGAATTAAAAGCAAAAATAAACGAGGACAAATAAAATGGCACAAACAGTAAGCGAATGTTTAACAGCAGCTACAGATAGCGTAACAGTAATTAATGATATTAACTCTAAAGGACTTTCATCAACGCATCTTGGTTTAGGAGTTACACAAGCCGATGCAAATGCTAGAGTTAAAGCAAACGTAGATCATCTGACTACTATTCTTGCGTATGACGGAACTGCTGAAACACCTAATGTTAAAGACGCAAGTGACGATAAGTCATCTTACACTACAGCTATTACTACTGGTAATACATATATTTCTAACAATAGTTAATTAACTATCTATAGGTAAAAAGTATGGACATAGAAATGTGGAATGTGCTTTTAACTATTGTTATAGCTCCAATAGTTTACAGTATACGACAGAACTTTGTAGAGCTTAAAAGAATCGATGTACTTCTAAATAAGACTAGAGAAGAAGTCGCTAAGAACTACGTTACCAAAGACGAAATGGAAAACAATACGGATCGTGTTATTCGTATGCTTAATAAGCTTGAAGCAAAACTTGACAAACTTTTTGAAGTTAAAACTAATTAGGAATTAACATGGCACGGAAAAGATATAAGAAGAAAAGAGTTGATTATCGTAAGGGTGGTCGAGTTAAATATGCACATGGAGGAAGACCTAGTCGTAGAGATTATGAGTCAGGTGACGAGTATCAAGTAGCTCTTGAACAATGGAGAAACGATCCTGCACATCAAGGAACTTCTAAAGCTCCTGTAAAACCTGCAGCTTCTACACCTGTTCAACAACCTGCGCCACAACCTACAACTGTTCAACAGCCACCACAAAGACAAGTTCCGTTTAGAGAGTTTGATCCTGCTGAAAGAGATTTATACGATACTACTATTTCTATGCCACAGACGACTGTAGCAGCTCCTAGAGGTAGAGACAGAGTTCAACCTCAACCTTCAATGATTACACAAAGAGTAAGAGATACAGGAGGAATACAAGATTCTTTTGATACTTTTCCTAGTAGAAATACTCCTTTAGAGTTTGGTAGTGTTTCTACTGTACAAAGACCTGATACAGCACCTCTAGGTTTAGATTCTGCAGATCAAGCTTTATTAGGATTAAATCAACAACAACAGACTTCTGTAGATTCTAGTTTAAAAAATTTATTTGGTAAAATAAAGAAACCTACTTTTAAACAAGTTGCAGAAACAGTTGTTGGTGCTGTTGTTAATCCTGTAGGAACTGTTTTTGATCTTGGTAAACAAGTAGTAGATCCAATTTTAGAAGTTTTTGCTAAAAATAAACTTCCTGTAAACGCTAAAGAATTAAACACAATAACAGATACTGTTGTTAATTTTATGGGTTCTGACAAAACCATGAAAACTATTAACTTTAGAGGAATGGATAAACAACAAGCAACTGACGTTGTTGTAAACGCTCTTAAAGCTAAAGGAATTACAGAAGTAGATGGAAAACCTATAGATCAAGCTATTGCAGATGCAAGTGCAGGAAAAGATCAAGATACTGCTTCAGATGCTCCGCCTGATGATGATGCTCCTAAAGGTCCAATTCCTGATTTAGGAAGAGCAAAAGATGTAGCTTCTGCAATGCAAACTTTATATAGCGGTGTAGGATCTTCTTTTGAATCTAGTCGAGATGCGTATACAGAATCAGGACAGTATGAGATAGACAAAGCAAAGAGAGATGCTGAGTTTGATGCGATGAGAGCAGCTAGGGGAGAATCAGTTCCAAGAACTCCAGCCGAAACTCAACAGTTGTTAGCAGAACAAAGGGCAAGAATAGGTGAAGAGTTATCAGGTGGAGTAATGATACCTGCGGCAACTACTACTTTTCCTACA